CAAACCACGGAGCAAGAAAATGGCTAATACCTATACCTGGGTCATTGAGGCGATGGACTGCAAGCCACAGGAAGATGGTCAGACAGATGCGGTGATTACTGTTCATTGGCGCTTGAATGGCACCGATGGTCAAAACACCGCTACCGTATATGGCACGGTTGGTCTGACCTACACGCCGGGTTCCCCGTTTACGCCTTACACTAATCTGACGCAGGATCAAGTTATCGCATGGACGCAAGACGCGCTTGGCGATGAACAGGCGGCGTCGCTTGAGGCTAATGTGGCGGCGCAGCTTGCCAATCTTGCTAATCCTCCGGTGGTAACACCGCCGTTGCCTTGGGCTGCCTGACACACCTTAGTGAACGGTAAATGTCTTCTCCGCAGAAAATATCGCAATTAACGACGGCGGGTCCACTTACTGGCGCTGAACTAGTTCCTGTCGTACAAAACGGCGGCACCCTACAGACCACTGTATCGGTGCTTGCCGCGTTTGTAAACGTGTCTATTCTGCCCGTCGTATCAGCCCTTCAGACCCAGATTGAGCAGGTATCAGTCCTTACTTCTATCAATGCTGAATCTATTACCTCCTTAAATGCGGTAGTATCTACTTTTGATTCTCGTATTGAAGCCGTGTCAGCGGGCATTGTTTCGGTAAATAATGCCGTTTCTGCTTTGGAAGTCCGTGTAAGTTCTGTTTCGGCTGCTGCCTCCAATGCTTCGGCAGCCATCACATCCATTAATAATGTCGTAAGCGCGCTTGAAGTTCGTGTAAGTGCCGTATCTGCCCTGTCTTCAGTTAATTCGGCAGCTATCACATCCATCAATAACGCCGTATCCGCTTTAGAAATCAGAGTCAGTGCGGCTTCTGCAACAGGTGCGGCTAACTCGGCGGCTATTACTTCTGTCAATAACGTAGTAAGCGCCCTAGACATTCGCCTTACCAATGTATCGGCATCCGTATCGGTACTTAATGTGCAGATGGGGCAGGCGCTTGCCTCCATTTCAGCTATCAATTCAGTCCTCGCTACCATCGACACTTCCGTTATCGCGGGCCTAGAAGTTCGCGTTAGCAACCTGTCAATTGTGGTATCCACCAACACAGCCGCTGTCACTTCCATCAACGCAGTCGTCTCGGCCCTTGACATCCGCCTTACTGCCGTATCTGCATCCGTATCTGTCAATAGCGCAGCCATCACCTCCATCAACGCTGTCCTCTCCACTAAAGTCAACCGCGTCGGCGACTTCATGGATGCCGTCCAATACATCGAGTTCGACACCTCTACTACCATTGCTACGTCAGTTGGGCGGTTACACTGGGACATCGAATACGGAACGCTTGACATTGGGTTGACAGGGGGCAACTCTAACTTACTTGTTGGCCAGCGCGAAGTAGCCTATGTCTACAACAACACAGCCGCTACTCTTTCGAAGGGTAAGGTTGTCGAGGTCACAGGGGCTTCTGGCCAACGCCTTACAGTCAAGTTAGCCCAAGCTGACAGTGATGCCAATAGTGCCACAGTCCTAGGCATCATGCTTGAGACGGTCTCCGTCAACAAATCTGGCTATGTAGCTACTGATGGTATTGTACTCAACGTAAATACAAATGCTTTCACTGACGGTCAGATCGTCTATCTATCTCCAGTTTCAGCCGGTGAACTGACCCCCACTAAGCCTATCGCACCCCAGCATCTAGTCTTAATTGGATATATTGTCAAGGGTGGCTCTGTCGGCGCGGGTTCTATTTATGTCAAGCCCCAAAATGGCTACGAACTTGGCGAACTTCACGATGTCAAAACCTCCAGCAGCGCCTCCATTGCCAATAACGAAGTTATTGCCTGGAATACAAGTGCCGGGGTCTTTACTAACTCCACCGTCCTGATCGACACGCAAGCATCCGTCAGCGCCCTTAACATCCAAGTCGCTGCCGTCAGCGCCGTTACCTCAGTCAACGCTGCCGCCATCACCTCCATCAATAACGTAGTCAGTGCCCTTGAAATCCGTGTCAGTACCGTGTCGGCACAGGCGTCTGCAATTCAAGCGCAAGTCAACAGTGTATCCGCTTTGGTGTCTGCTCTTGATGTGCGCGTGGCCGCCGTATCAGCTTCTATATCGGCCCTGCAAGTTCAAGTCAACAATGTTTCAGCCGCGCTTACTTCCGCCAATAACGTCGTCAGCGTCCTTGAGATTCGCGTCAGTGCGGCTTCTGCTACAGGCGCTACCAATTCAGCGTCTATTACCTCCATCAATGCGGTACTAACGTCTATTCTTGCAATTCTCAATTCCAACTATCGCGTCTTAGAATAGCAAGTGGTGAGCAAGTGAGAATCCCCTTGCAACCAATCCTCACTTAATGTAGGATGTGCTTCTGATCAAGGAGCCACACATGACAGACAAAGTAAATCGCGTCCAACTCCTAAACGACGCCAAAGCTCAACTAACACCCTGGACTACCGAAGACGGGCGCCTATTTTTGGATTACACCGACATGGGTACCCGTCGCACCATGGCCATCACGCCCACGGGCAACTGCGACTTCCGGGGCTGGTTCTCCTCGTTCTGCGTCGACCAAATCAATATCGTGCCCAACGGCGACCTCGTCAACTCCGCCCAAACCTACTTCGCACACTGGGCACGTACTCGTGGTCCCAAGCTCAAGGACTACATCCGCGTGGGTGGGCGCATAGGTGAACTCTACATCGACACTGGCAACGACGCCAACGACGCATGGCGCATCACCCCCAACGGCATCGAACTTATCAAGGGTGGCCCGACCCACATCCGTATGCTGCGTGGTGCTGGCGTCCTGCCCCTGGCCGACCCCGACTTCGACGCTGATCCGTCCGAATTCCCTACCCTACTTCGCAAGTACATCGCCTCCGACGACGACACCCTCATGCTGCTAACGGCGTGGCTTCTCGGCTGCCTGCGCCCCGAAGGCCCCTATCCCGTCCTCACCATATCCGGCGAACAAGGTTCTGGCAAATCCACAGTCTTGCGCCTGATGCGCCGTATCATCGACCCTCATGCCCTCGATATGCGTACCCCGCCCGAAGACCAGCGCGACCTGCAAGCCATGGTTCGCAACTCCTTTATCCTGGCCTTCGACAACGTGTCCTTCATTTCCAACAAGATGTCTGATGCTTTGTGCGTTATCAGCACGGGCACGGGTGCCCAGGGTGGCCGCGCGCTCTACACCAACGCCGAAGAATCTGCCGTCCGCGTATGCCGCCCCGTTGCCATGAACGGCATCCCCGACGTCGTCGAACGCGGCGACCTAGTAGACCGTTCCATCCACGTTCACCTGCCCCGCATCGACCCCCGCCTGCGTCGTGACGACATGGAATTTTGGGATAGCTTCCACACAGATCACCCACGCCTGCTAGGTTCGCTTATGAATGCAGCATTGAAAGCTATGCAAAACTATGGTAATGTAGTCTTGGCTGAAAAGCCGCGCATGTCTGCGTTTGCAGTGTGGGCCGTTGCTGCTGAACAAGCTTTCGGGTGGAAGCCGGGTCGTCTTATGGAAGTCTATAAGAACAACCGCTCTGCCGCCGAATCCCAAATGCTTGAGTTCAACGGCATGGCATCCGCCCTGTTGCGTATGATGGCGAAGCAAAAGGAATTCTCAGGTACCTATTCGGATTTGATTGGACAACTGGAAATGAACATCGGCCCGCGCGAGCGTCTGCCCCAAACGTCCCATAGCTTTGCTGCTGAACTTAAGCGCATTCGTCCCGCCCTTGAGCGGCAGGGCTTGCGCTTCTTCAATGCCGGGCGCTCGGGTTCCGTGGAGCAGAAGGGGCGTTCCCGCATTTCCATTGTGCGCCAAGACGACGACGAGGATACGCCCGCCTCATGACCGACGAACCTTACGTTCCCAAAATCAGCACCAAGAAAATTCCCGAATACTACACACGCGCCCAAAAGCGGGTGCAGGAACGTAAGGCTAATGGTCCGTCGCAGAAAGACCGGATTGCCAAGCACAAGCGTGAACTCCGGGCCATGAATATCCACAAGCCCGGTCATGGCATTCGCGCCGAAAACGTCAAGGCAATCCGTAACCTACGCGAACATCTGCGCGAAACGTGGCAAGCTTCTTGGGACAAGATCAACAAGATCAAGAAGCTCACGCCCAAGCAAGTCGAGTTCGCCCGCCAGTTCGCCTTGAATGGTCGCAGCAACAAATGCGGTGCCATGCGCCTAGCCGGGTACGATAGCGTCAATCCGGCAGTGTTGCTATCCCTGGCAAACAAAAACCTATCCATCCCACACTTCCATGACCTAGTCACCGCATTCGAAATCGAGGAGAAGGCCCGTATGAAAATCAACGTAGAAGATGTCGTCAAGTGGTTCAACGACATTGCCACCCAGGCCATGGGTTCCGGCGACTTCACCAACGCCAACCGCGCCATGGAAAACCTTGCAAAGTACCTCGGCATGTTTGTCGAGAAGAAAGAAATCACGCACCGCACCATCCACTCCAAAGAAGAGTTGGATACCCGCATTAGCGAACTGACTGCCATCCTGCGTGAAGCCGAGCCGGAAATTGAGCGCAAACTTAAAATCCACTAACCCCGACGCAGTCCTTCAGTTAAAGGCCGAACTGGCCGAAGCCCTCCACCAAAAGGCGGTATTGGAGGCACAGGAAGACTTTTACGTTTTCGCCAAGCTCCTCGCCCCGCTCATGCTGGACGGCAACGACTACCGCGACGGGCGCCACATCGAAGCCATCGCCGCCACCTTGCAGGAAGTTGACCGGGGCCTAGTCGACCGCCTAATGCTGGCCCTGCCGCCCGGCTCCATGAAGTCCGTCCTCCTCATGTTATTCGCTGCGTGGTGCATGGGCCGCCATCCTAATTGGCGTATCATGTGGATTTCCCACACCACCGACAAAGCCGTGGAATGTTCTGGCCGTATCCGCGACCTAGTCCGCTCCACTGAATACCAAGAAATCTTCCCCGGTGTCCACATCCGTGATGACATGTCGGGCGTCACAAACTGGAAGCTGGTCACGGGCGGGTCCTTCATGCCAGCGGGCGCGGGCAAGTCCATCGCTGGTTACCGCTTCAACTTAGGCATCCTTGACGACCCCCTGTCCGAACAGACCGCCAAGTCCGACGTCGAACGCGAGCGAGTCAACAACTGGTAC